GACTTTTTAACTAAAGTACAAAATATTTATGATGCTTTAGTTGAAGATTTAAAAACTGATAGAGATGAATTAAGAGCTTGTAATGTTGAACAAAGTAAAGATATTGCAGATTTAAGAAATGATGTTAGAAGTTTACAAAAGCAATTTAATGATTTGTATTTAGCTTATGCAAAAGAAGTAGAAGCAAGTAAATATTGGAAGGATAAATTTAATGAATTAGAAGGTAAATATATGCAGTTAGAAAAAGACCACGAAGCACTTAAAAAGCAATTTGAAATTTATAAAAAAAGTAACAAATGATTTTAGACAACAAAGGATATCTTTTTATAACTAAACACGAAGGATTGAGTTTAAAACCATATTTGTGTCCAGCTAAAATACCAACTATTGGTTATGGAAATTGTTACTATCCTGATGGTAAACGTGTAACTTTATTAGACAAAGATATTACTAAACAACAAGCATTTGATATGTTTAAAGAAGTAGCTAATAGATTTGCAAAAAGAGTAGATACATTAGTAACATCAAATATAAATCAAAATCAGTTTAATGCTTTAGTTTCATTTGCTTATAATGTTGGAACTGGTAATTTTAGTTCAAGTACATTGTTAAAAAAAGTAAATAAAAACCCAAATGATTTAACACTAAAAGCAGAGTTTTTAAGATGGAATAAAGCTGGTGGAAAAGTTCTTAATGGTTTAACAAATAGAAGAAATGAAGAAGCTGATTTATATTTTAGTTAGTTTATTATTTATATCTTGTGGTTCAAGAAAAGTTAGTAAAACAAATTTAGAAGAAAAGAAAGATAGTGTTTCAGTTGTTGATGTAAAAACAGAAATAAAAACAAATGAAAATACTGAAATAAACAACAATTCTAAAATAGATAAAACTGAAGATGAAATTATAATTGAACCAATAGACAATACAAAAGAAATAGTTGTAAATGGTAAAACTTATAAAAACGTTAAAATAAGACACAAAAAAACAAAAGACAATAGTTTACATACAAATCAAAAGAAAGTGTCTAAAAACGCTTTAAAACAACAAATAAAGCATAGTAAGCAAGTTGTTTCTACTTCAAAAGTATTAAAAGAAAAGAAAATAGATAAAAAAGAAAGTTTAGTTATATATTTTTATTATATATTATTAATTATATTATTATATTTGATTTATAAATATAGATTTAATATTTTAAAATTATTTATTTAATATATATTATTATATTTAATATATTATATATCTTTGAACTAAATAAGTAATATATATATTATATTATATATCTTTGAATAAAATAAATTATATATTATATGGCTAAAGTAAGTAAAAAACCATTAAGAAAAAATCTAATAAAAGAATTAGATACTGTTTTTAGCCAGTATATTCGTTTAAGATATGCTAAAAAAGAAATAGCTGAATGTGTTACTTGTGGTAAAAAAGACCATTGGAAAAAGTTACAGAATGGGCATTTTATGAGTAGAGCAAATTACTCAACAAGATGGGATGAAGATAACTGCCAAGTTCAATGTATGGGCTGTAATGTTTTCAAGCAAGGTTTGCAATATGAATTTAGTTTATATCTTGGTAATAAGTTATCTGAAGAACTTTATTTAAAATCAAAACAAATAGTTAAATTTGCTGATGTAGAATTAATTGATATGATTGATTACTATAAACAACAGGTAAATATTTTGCATAAATTTACATAATGTTTTTTAAATTGTTTTTGTCAAGAAGGAGTGGTTTTATAGCCACTCTTTTTTTTGTCTAAATGTTAAAGAAAAGTTAAAGTTTATTTTTGTATTAATTTAATATTTAGATTTGTACCATAATTAAAAAACAAATAACAATGAAAGATTTATTAGATTACAACAGATTTAGAATTGAAACTTTACAAAGTAGAGTATGCGAATTAGAAAGTTTATTAAGTACATTAGAAACTTATTGCTTTGAATTAGCAGATGAACAATGCCCAAAAGAGTACAAAACAATTATTAAAAAAGAATTATACAATTTAAAAACAAAGTAAAATGAAAGACTTAAACTTAAATCAAAAACTATCTTTAATTCAAAAAGAATTTAAAGCAAACAAATCAAAATTTAATAGTTTTGGTAAATACAATTTTAGAAGTGCTGAAGATATATTAGAAGCATTGAAACCATTTAATGAAAAGTATCAAGTATCATTTGTAATTAGAGAAGATATTATAAATGTTAATCCACCAATTATTAATTCAAGTGCTTGTATGTTAGATAATAATGGTGTTAATGAAATAATAGCTACTGCAATAGTTGGTGTAGATTTAAATCAAAAAGGAATGCAAGTACCACAACAATTTGGTTCTGCTTCTTCTTATGCTAAAAAATATGCATTAGGTAATTTACTTTTAATTGATGATACACAAGATGCTGATGCAACTAATAAGCACGATAAAGAAGTAAAAGCAGAAACTGATTTAAAATGGTTAAATAAAAATACACCAGAATTTAACAAAGCTATTGAGTATTTAAAAAATGGTGGTAATATTGCAACTATTGAAAATAAATATAAATTAGCAAAAGCAGTTAAAGATGAATTATTAAAAGTAAAATAGGGAAGCTGAAAACTATATAGAGTAAGCAAATTTTAAATAAAAAAAATATGAGTGCAATTATTAATGTTAGTTTAAGAGTAGACAAATTACCAAAAGAAAAATTTGTATCAGGTAAAGATGGTGCAGTTTATTACAACTTTACAGTTAGTGTAAATGATGAAGCAAATCAATTTGGTCAAAACGTTTCTTTAACTGATAGTCAAACACAAGAAGAACGTGAAGCAAAGAAACCTAAAGTTTATTTAGGAAATGGTAATGTAGTATGGACAAATGGTGAAATTAAAACAGCACCTAAAAAAGACAAATCAACTGCATCAGTTGAAAGTGATTTACCATTTTAAATTTAATTGGGTAGTGTAAAAGCTACCCTTTTTTTAAACATTATGAAAACAGTAAATAGTATTAGTGGTGGTAAAACATCATCTTATTTAGCAAAACATTACCCAGCAGATATAAATATTTTTTCTTTAGTAAGGATTGAAGATACAAATAATTTATGGATGAAAGGTAAAGATGAAAAAACAAGACAATTAGTTTCAGATAAATTAGGAAAAGAATTTATAGGTACTGCTGAAATGGATGAAATAATTTATACTATTTTAGATTTAGAGCAGTTTATAGGTTCTGAAATAACTTGGACAACAGGTAAAACATTTGAAGAAGTTATAAAACAAAATTATGGATATTTGCCAAATAAAATGACAAGGTATTGTACAGTTGAAATGAAGTTAAAACCTATTTTTAATTGGTTAAAAGAAAATACAGAATTACCAGTTGAAATGAGAATAGGATTTAGACCAAATGAATTACAAAGAGCTGAAGGTGTTTTAAAAAGAGCAGATGAAAATGGAATTGAATATTTTAATACAGTTATTGGTAAACGTAAAACACAAAATAAATGGGGTTTAGTACCATATAGAAAAGTAACTTTTCCATTAATTGAAAATAATATTTCTAAAGATGTAATTTATAATTTTTGGAATGATAAAAATGTTAGATTTGCATACAGAAATAATTGTGTAGGTTGTGTAAATAGACAACCATTAATGATTTCACATATGGCACAAAAAGATTTAGATAAAGTTAAATGGTTTGAAAAGCAAGAATTAAATACTGGCAACAGATTTTTATCAGATGTTTCATTTTCACAAATATTAAATTTTGGTATTCAAAATACTTTTTTTGATGATGATTTTAATGAATGTGATAGTGGCTTCTGTGGAATATAACAACAAACAAAAACAATGACAAAAGAACAAAAACAAGAAAAACGTTTAATGATGGAATTTATAGTTGATGAAGCTATATTAAATCCATTAGAAAAAATAGAACATCCAAAACCAGCAATATCATTTGGTGTTAAAAGTTATGAAAGTAAAGATGGTGAAATTATATTTCCAGTACCATTAGGAACTTATGGAAACTTTAGTTTTGTACAAGCACCACCTAAAAGTAAAAAAACATTTTTTGTATCATTATTATCAGCAATATATTTAGCTGAAGATTTACCACAATTTTGTGGTGATTTAAAAGCAAATAGAAATGATAAGCACTTAATACATTTTGATACTGAACAAGGTAATTTTCACGCACAAATGGTATTTAAAAGACCTTTAGAAATGGCTGGATTAAAGAATATAGATAAATATCATACACTAGCTTTAAGACAATATAGCTTTAATGACAGAATAGAAATAATAGAACACTATCTTTATGATAGGTTAGATAGCAAAAATATAGGTTTAGTTATTATAGATGGTGTTGCTGATTTATGTAGTGATGTAAACAATATTGAAGAAAGCAATAATGTAGTACAAAAGCTAATGAAATGGACTAAAGAATTAGATTGTCATATTGTAACAGTTATACATTCTAATTTTGGAACTGATAAGCCAACAGGTCATTTAGGTTCATTTTTAGAAAAGAAAACAGAAACACAAATTAGTTTAGAATTAAACACAGTTAATAAAGGATTAGTAAAAGTAAGTTGTAAAAGAAGTAGAAATGCACCATTTGAAGATTTTAATTTCAAAGTAAATAACTTTGGATTACCACAAGTAGAAGGTGCTTTTTATGACCCGTTAAAAGATATATTTTAAGATGACAAAACAAGAAACAGCAAAAAGTTTAGTTAAATATTATAAACTAAAAGATGTAGCATTATTTGAAATTGATAAATTTTTAAATATGTTATTAAATTCAAAATATGAATATAAAAACACTATTAATTATTGGAACGAAATAAGACAAGAAATAGAATTATTATGAAAGATACAATGAAACATCACATAGAAGAATTACAAACATCAGCATCAAGAATGCTTGTATTAAATTCAGATAATTCAATGTTAATAAGTTATTTTAAAGATTTGAAAAATAAATTAGAATATTTGTATGAATTGAACGAAATGGATAACCAAGCAAATTGGACTGAAATACAAAACGCTTTTCATTCAATATTAAAAATAGATACAGAATTAACAGAAGTGGATTTAAAGATTAAAGTAAAAGAAGCACCAATACCAAAAACTGGTATTGTAACAATTAAAATGTATTAGTATGGAATTGTCTACAAATAAATGGTTAGAACAGGTTGCCCAACATCACAAAGAGTGGGTTAAAATTGCTAACCTTTATAAAGTAGATGACTATGCAGAAGATATAGTTCAGGAAGTTTATATTGCTTTATGGAAATATGCTGATGCTGAAAAGATAATTGATGCAAAAGGTAATGTTAGAAAAGGTTATGTGTTTTTTACTATTAAAAGTTTATGCTTTCAGTATTTAAACAAAAGAAATAAGATTGATAAAATAGGGATAGACACTTTATTTAATTTATCAGATGAAAGCAATATAAATGAACATAAAGCATATAATGATATTTGCTTAATGATTGATGAAGAAATTGAAAACTGGCATTGGTATGATAAAAAACTATTTAAATTATATCGTGATACTGATATGTCAATGCGTGATATTGCAAAAGAAACAAATATTAGTTTAATATCTATATTTCATTCAATTAAAAACTATAAAGAAGTATTGAACACAAAGTTTATGAGTGACTATCAAGATTATATTAATAACGACTATAACAACATATACTAATGGGAAGAAAAAAGAAAGCAACAGGATTAGGTGATACTATTGAACAAATCACAGAAGCAACTGGTATTAAAGCAGCAGTTGAATTATTTAGCAAAGCAACAGGAATAGATTGTGGATGTGAAGAAAGAAAAGCAAAACTAAACAATTTAATTTCATATCGTAGAAACGTTAATTGCTTAAAAGAAGATGAATATTTGTTTTTAAAAATATTATATGACAATAGAACAAATCAATTAACACCAAAACAACAGCACACAATTAAAGAAATTTACTTAAATGTATTTAATGAAAAGTTAGATAACAGTAATTGTTCAAGTTGTTGGAGAACTATTTTATCTGATTTACGCAAAGTTTACGATACCTATGAAGTAAATGAATAACTGGAAAGAAATTGATTTATTTAACTATTTAGTGGAAAATGTTTATCCAGATTTAGTTAAAGCAAAAAACCAAATGTCAAGATGGGATTGCTATTCAGTTTCAACTGGTCACCGAATTGAATTAAAATGTAGGCAAACGCATTATAAAACTTTGCTACTTGAAAGAGTAAAATATGATGCTATGATATTAGAATGTGAAAAACATTTAGATATACCAATATACATTAATTCAACACCAAAAGGAATTTATAGTTTTAATTTACATTTGATTGAACCAATTTGGGAAATAAACAATAAAAATCCAGCAACAACTTATTTTAACAATAGAGAAAAAATAGAAAAAGAAGTAACATATTTAGAAATAACAAAAGCAAAACAATTATGAAAGACAATCCAATACAATTAGAATACTTAAAATCAGTATTATTAGCACAACTTTTATTAGAAGCAAATGAAAGTTTAATCTTTACAACACAATACAGACAAACTATTAAGAATTTAATTAATAGGTTAAACAAAGAACTTGAACAAGTAGTGTTTGAAGAATATACAAAGGTTTATAAAACAGACCCAGAAATGACTACAAACATTTTAAGAAGCATAGAAAGCATTATAACTAAATTACAAACATCAACAATAGATGAAATAGTAATGATTGATGCAGTAGTAGATAAGTACAAAGAAAACAAAGAATGGTTTATGGAAAATGGTAATGCTGAATTTTTAAAATTAAACTAATGAAAATAACATATACATCATACGGAAAAACATCAACAATAGAAACGCAAAATGATGATATTAATATTGATGATTTAGGCAAAATGCTTTATGATATTTGTTTAACACAAGACTGGCATCCAACTTTATTAAAATCAATATTTAAAAAGAATGTAACTAATGGCGAAAGTTAAAGAAGTTAAATTTTCACCAACTGAAGAAGATATAAAAGCAATGGCAGTATGTTGGAAAAATGATTTAGCTTATGTTATTAAACCAGCCAAAACTGCAAATAGGTATAATATTATAAAGTATCAAATAAGCAACTACAATGAAATATTTTTCTATAAAGAAAATAATGTAAATGCAGAATTTACAGAATATGAAGGATTAAAAAAAACAATGGAATTATATAAGTTTCACGCTAAAAGATTTACACAATGACAATAAAACAAGAAGCAGTTAATTTAGTAGGTAAATTTCAAGATTTGGTATTAACAAATAATTATGATGAACCAGATTTTAAAAGACAAAAATTATCAGCAATAATAGTAATAGATGAAATATTAAAATTATTACCAAGTATTGATTATGATAAACAAAGTGAAGATTATGAATTTTTATCAGATTATTATATACAAGTTAAACAAGAAATAGAAAACTTATGATACCAAAACATTATGACAACCAAAAAGAATACGATGTTATAGACTTTATTAAAGACTATGATTTAAACTTTAATGAAGGAAATGTAGTCAAGTATGTAGCAAGGGCAAAACACAAAGGCACACATATAAAAGACTTGGAAAAAGCAATAGACTATTTAGAAAGAGAATTACAACATTTAAGACAACAACAATCACAATGGATAGAGCAGAACAAATAACATTTGATGCATTAGAACTTGAATATACTTTAGGTTATTTAATTAAAAAAAGAAATTCATTATATTTAAAAGGTTTAAATGATGAAAAGATAAATGATAAGATAAGAGCAATACAACACAAATTGCAATTTGCGAATTGAAAATTAGGATAGTTTAACAGCTATCCTTTTTTATTTAAAACTTTAACATTTCATTAACACTTTTATATTAATAACTTGTTTATATTTGCTAAACAATTAACAATTAAAAACAAAAATTATGAAAACATTATTAAAAGAATTTGCATTAGCATTATTATTATGGGTTGTATTTTTTACTGGTTCATTAATCCTTTTAAACGTAATTTAGTATGACACCAGAAGATAAAAAAGAATTAGACTTTGTATTAAAACAAGCAACAAGAATTTTAATTGGTGCAATAGTAGCAGCATTAGTATTATTAACAATAGCAATTATAAAATTTTAAATTATGAAAACACAAATAATAGCAAGATTAGATATACTTTTATCTTTACAAAATGAAAATAATATGTATCAAATAAAATTACTTAATTCAATTAAAGAAGATTTAATTAACGAATGGAATGCATCAGATGATTATGCACAACAAATCAGAGAAGTTTTAGATATGGATAACACTTATGATTTATTAAACAACATTAAAATTAGATAATATGATAACAACATTTGACAACAAACAATGGAACCGTCAAGAACTATTAGATAATATGTATGATGATAGTTTCTATTATGGATATTTAGGTAAAAATGCTTTGAGTAGTTCATCAGCAAAGATGCTAATATCTTCACCTAAAACTTATAAATACGTTACACAATATGGTTCTGATGAAAGTCAAGCATTACGTGATGGTAAATTATTTCACACAATGATATTGGAACCACATAAGTTAAATGATTTAGTAATTGTTGATGTAGCAACTAAAGCTGGAAAAGAATATAAACTTGCAAAAGAACAAGGTTTAGAAGTATACACAAGAAAAGAATACAATGATGCTGAAAGATTAACTGATGCACTGATGAAAAACAATGAAGTTGTATCTTTAATGAGTAAATCCCAAACAGAAATACCAGCAGTAGAAATGATTGATGGCATACCATTTAGGGCAAAAGCAGATATATTAAAGCCAAATATGATTATAGATTTAAAAACTACAAGTGGCATTAAAGACTTTAGATATAGTGCAGATAAATATAGTTACGATTTACAAGCATATTTATATAAAAAGATGTTTGGTGTTGATGACTTTCTTTTTGTTGCAATAGATAAAGGAAGTTTAGATATAGCAATCTTTGAATGTAGTGATGAATTTTATGCAAAAGGTGAGGCAAAGTTAGAACAAGCAATATCTAACTATAAATATTTCTTTGGTGATACTGAAATGGATTTAAATCAATATGTTTTAAGAGGTGTATTATAGTTAAAAAAATGTTAATTAATTTTATATAATTAAATTAAATAATACTTTTACAAAGAAATTAAAAACAACTAAAAATGGAATTTGAAATAGTAGGTTACTCAAAAGATTATTATACTTTAGATAAAAAATATATTGGTTCTTTAGTATGCAAAAAAGATAGAGATGTATTTGGTTATTTAGGTAGGAAAAAAGAATTATTAACAGAAGATTTAATAATTAAAAGAAAAAAAATTAAAAAAGGTAATGAAGTACTAACTGAATTATTTCCATTAAACGGAAGAATTATAAAATAAATATTATGAAACTATTTGAAGACGATTGGGGTGTAGATAATTCACCAATAGACAATACCGAAATTACAACTACAATGTTATATTTTAGCACAGAAGAATTAAAAGAATTTAAAGCATTATGCAAAAAAGGTATTAAAAAAGAATTTGGTTTAGAATACCAGCAAAAAGGAAATTTAAGTGATTTATTATTAATTATTTTAAAAGAAAGATATGGAAACTTATAAATTAAAAAAACAATTAACAGACGAACAAACAGAAAAATTAAAAGGTAAATACCTTAATGAAAATAATTATGATTTATTAATTACAGAAGATGCTGATGGTTATGATGTAAATGGTAATTTATTATTTAGGTTTAGAAAAAATGCTATGCCATTAGAAACATTAATGTTAGGTGTAAATTCATTTAAAGATAGTATAGAAGTAACTGAAAGTAGGGGTTATGCTTCTGGCAGCAGCCATAAACGTATCCGTAAAGATGGTTCAGTTAGTAATATAACAGTAGGTAATAAAGTTGAGTCTGGTAGTGTAGGTTATATGGACTCATCAGCTATGGTTAAATATTGTAGGAAAACTGCATTTGCAAAAAACTATTTTGATAAATTTAAACAGGGTATTCCGTTTGTACAATTTGTAGATAATAAATATAAAGAACTTTGTCCAACACATTATGCAAAACAAAAAGCAATAGCAGATGGTACAAATAAAAATTATATTATAGACAATACTTCATTTACAACTGTAACAGTTAATAAAAACTTTAGAACAGCAGTACACCAAGACGCTGGTGATTATCCAGATGGTTTTGGTAATTTAATTGCATATCGAGAAGGTGATTGGACTGGTGGTTATTTTTGTTTACCACAATATAAAGTTGCAATAGATTTACAAAATACTGATATGCTTTTTGTTGATGTGCATCAATGGCACGGAAATACAGATTTTATAAATACAGATGAAAACTTCTTACGAATTAGTTTTGTATTATATTATAGAGAATATATGTATAAATGTAAACAACCAGCAGAAGAATTATTAAATATGAAAATGGATAAAACAGGTTACTTAAATTTATAAATATGGAAACAACAATTAAACTACAAAAAGGATATCAATTTGAATCATTTATTATGGATTGGTTTAGTAAACAAAAAAACATTAACTTAAGCCATTATACTTTATTAAAAGAACAAATTGAAAAAGGTGAAAATAGGCAAGGTATTGAAATAAAAAATGATCAAAGGTTTATTGAAACTGGTAATTTATTTATAAGTGTTGAACGTGATTATGGTTATACAAAATATGAGTCAGGCATTTATAAAAATCAAAGCTGGTTATATGTTATAGGTAATGAAGATTTGTTTTATATATTTTCAACAAAACAATTAAAGCAGTATTATGAATTTAATAAACCAGCATTATTCGATGGGTTTAAAAGTATTAAGAATGGTATTGAAAAAGGTTTTTTATTAAGTAAGAAACAAGCAGATAGAATATGTATTGAAAAAATTACTAAACAAACTAAATTATTTTAATATGGAAGAATTATTTATATATGTAACAACTAAAGGAAGGTATGATAACTGCAAAACAGTAGACTTAATAGGTAATTATAAAAACCTTTATATAATTGTAGAGCCACAAGAATACGAACAATATAAAAATAAATATAATGATTTTAATATATTGCAATTACCAGAAAACAATAAAGGTTTAGCTTATGCAAGAAACTTTATTAAAATAAAATCAGAAGAAGATAATGTAAAAGATTATTGGGTTTTAGATGATGATATTAGTTATTTTTATGAAAGAGAAGGTACTAAATTAAATAGAATTGATTTTGAAACTTGCCTTAATAATTCAAAAAATTTTTTTAAAGAAAATAATATTGCAGTAGGTGCTTTAGAATATAGGCAATATGCTTGGTCAGCAAATAAAAGGTTAATTGAAAATACATTTTGTGACTCTGCAGTTTATATTGATAATACTTTAACAAAAGGTTTAAGATATAATCAAGATTTAAAATTAAAGGTAGATAGGGACTTTTGTATAAAAACAATTAAGTCAGGAAATAAAACTGGCAGGGATACATTTTATGCTTTTAGTGTACCACCTAACGGAAGTAACAAAGGTGGTTTAAAAGAAATAGCTTATGATGTTAATGGTATTGAAAGAGATATGTGTTTAAAAATGGTTGAATTATGGGGTGATAATATATGCCAACATATAGTTAAACCAGATGGCAGAAATGATTTAAAAATACATTGGGCAAACATTAATACAAATCAAACTACATTGTTTTAATGAATGATATAGCAACAGAACATTATAATATTACCTTATATGAAATAGAAAATGGAACTTCTATTCAGCACTTAAGGTTAATATTAAAAGAATATGAAGCAGCAGAACTATATGAAGAATGCCAAGGAATACATTTAGCAGTAGAAATAGTATCATTCAATATATTAACACAACTAATAAAAGAAAGTAAAAAACAAAAGATAAAAATAAGATGGAAACGCAAATAACATTACAACTAAAAAAAGCAATACAAGAAATAACAGGTGTAGATATAAATCAAGTATCACGCAAAAGAGAAATTATAGAAGCAAGAGCAATCTATTATAAGATATTAAAGCAAATAGATAAAAAGAAGTCCTTACAATCTATTGGTGCTTCAGTAGGAAAAGACCACGCAACAGTTCTACATTCATTAAAGAATTATGAAATGTTTGAAAAGTTTAATCCAACACTAAAGTTATTTAGAAAACAAATATTGCAAAGATTAAATTATGCATCACCAGAAATAGTTGATATGTCTAAAGATGAATACATACAAAGTCTACAATTAGATGTAATGAAACTAACTGATGAAATAGCAAACTTGCAAGAAACAATTACTAACCTACAAAAACCAAGAAACAATTACAAAATAGTAAACAATATAGAACAATTACTATTAGAAACAGAAGGTAAAGAACACCAAGAAATAATTATAGAAAGATTACAAGCAGTTTATAGAATGAATAAAAACATTAAAGTATAGTATTATGGCAGATATATCAAAATGTAACGACAATTTATGCCCATCAAAAGAATATTGTTATAGATTTACAGTACCAGCATCTGAAGTATTTCAATTTTATGGAATGTTTAATAGAGAAAGTGATGCAGATAATTGTGATATGTTTTGGGCAAATGGTAAATGTAGACACTGCAATTTAGAAAATGATAATCATAAAATGAGTTGTCCAATAATGAAAATACAAGTGAACTTATGACAACATTACAATACGAAGATAGTGGATATAGAAAAAAGCAAAAACAAAAAGAGGCAGATGAATTTGCTATTGAATTTGCAAAGTGGTGTATTAAAAAAAGAATAGATTTCTTTGATAGTACAGAAATTGGAGAAACATATACTATTGACGGGAATGTCAGTAAATATAAAATGAATGAACTATTAGAAATCTATAAAAAAGGACTATGAAATATATTTTAGTATTAATAGCTTATGAATTTATAAGAGAAAAATTAATATCTTTATGGTATTACTTAATAAAAAAAGGAAACGAATGACACCACAATATAGAGCAAACATACTTTACAATAAGTATAGCAAAGAATATAATAGATTTGTAGTATCAGGTTATATCAAACAAGGTTTAGATGAATGGAAAGAAATAGCTATTGAATTAGGTAAGTTGTATAAACAATAAACAAAAACTATTATTTTTAAATTGAATAAACAAATTATATCAAGATGAGTAATAATAATTATGGTGGTAAAAGAGAAGGTGCTGGTAGACCATCAAAAGCAGAAGAAGTAAAACTAATTGAAAGATTAAAACCATTAGAAGAGAAAGCATTTAAAGCATTAGAAGCTGGATTAGATGCTGGTGATTTTAAATTTACACAATTATTTTATAATTACTATGCTGGTAAACCAAGAGAAACAAAAGATATAACTGTAAGTAATGAACAACCTATATTTAATATTGATTTAGATGAAGTTTAAGCAATAGTTTTATGGAATTTATACTTACTACTGCAATTAAAAAGTTATTGCGTTTAAAGCAACGTATTAAAGTTATTAGAGGAGGCACGAGTGCAGGTAAGACTTTTGGAATTTTGCCTTTACTAATTGACAAAGCAATTAAAGAACCTAATTTAGAAATTAGTGTAGTATCTGAAAGCATACCACATTTGCGTAGAGGTGCATTAAAAGATTTCTTAAAGATTATAATGGCATTAGGTAGATACAATGATGCACAGTTTAATAAAAGCACTTTAAAATACACATTTGCAAACGGAAGTTATATTGAATTTTTTAGTGTAGACCAACCAGATAAATTAAGAGGTGCAAGAAGAAATATACTTTATGTTAATGAGTGCAACAATATAGACTTTGAAAGTTACTATCAATTAGCAATTAGAACAAGTGGTGATATATGGTTAGATTATAATCCTACTTCAGCATTTTGGGTTGACAAAGAAATATTAACACAATCAGATGTTGATTTTATTACATTGACTTATTTAGATAATGAAGCATTATCAGAAACAATAGTTCAAGAAATAGAAGCTGCTAAAGTAAAAGCATTAACATCTACATATTGGTCAAACTGGTGGCAAGTTTATGGTTTAGGTCAAACAGGTTCTTTAGAAGGTGTATGCATTCCAGATTGGCAAGAAATAGATTTACCACAAGATGCAAGAATACTATGTTATGGAATGGATTTTGGTTATAGTAATGACCCAACATCATTAGTAACTATGTATAAATATAATGATGCTTATATATTTGATGAAGTAATTTATAAGAAAGGTTTATTAAATAGTGAAATATCAAATCTATTAAAAGCAAATAATGTAAACGAAATTGTTTACGCTGATAGTGCTGAACCAAAATCAATAGCTGAATTAAATAGTTATGGTCACAATGTATTACCAGTTACAAAAGGAAAAGATAGTATCTTATTTGGTCTTAATTTAATTAATCAAAATAAAGTTTATGTTACATCAAGAAGCAAGAACTTAATAAATGAATTACGTAATTACATTTGGCAAACAGATAAAACAGGAATTAAAATGAATAGACCAATAGATGCATATAATCACGCAATAGATGCTATGCGATATGCTATGACAAGTCAATTAGAAAATCCACATAAAGGAAACTATTTTATTTACTAATGAGTTACGGACAAATAATAGCAGCTATTCAATGTTACATACATCACGTTAAAGGTGTTGAGGTTCAAATTAACTTACCAAGAAATGTAGGTGAAATAAAAAAGATGAAACAAATGTATAGTGTAGCAAGTGATTACCTTTCGTTGTAACATAACTATTAAAATTAGGGTTTATATTGACACAAAAAGTAATGGAAAAAGAAGAAGATATATTTGAAAATATGGAGTTTGAACCAGCTGATACAAGATATGAAATAATATCTATGTGCAATCAAGCATTAAGTTCAGTTGAAGGATTTGATACAGGAATGATAAGCAAAGAAGATGCATTTAAGATTAAAGAAATAAGAAGAAAGTCTTTAGCATTAATTGATTTACATATTGGAATGATATATGATGAAAACTTTGATAGTTAAAGAAATGTTAAAATGTATTTTATTTAAAACAAAAGAATTATATTTGTATCAAATAACAAACAAATGAAAACATATATGACAAAGTATTGTATAACTTACTGGACACAACGTAATGATGAAAGCACAGATGTAGAAGTAATTATAGAAGCATTAAATGAAATAGATGCTATGAAAAAATTTTTAGATAAAAGATTAGTATATCGTAAAATAGAAAGTATAGAAGAATTGGTTTAAATTGAGTTAATAATGGTTGAAGAAAGACTTGCAGAAATGTAGGTCTTTTTTTTGTTTAATACAATATCAACTTTATTTTATTTTTAAATAAAACAAGAAATGAAGTTACAGATTACAATACCAACAAGTTTAGATGAAATAACATTAGAACAGTATCAAAAGTTTTTATCTATTGCAAAAGATAATCCTGATGGTGAATTTCTTCAACACAAGATGGTAGAAATATTTTGTGGTATAGATTTAAAGAATGCTGCTAAAATAAGTTTTAAAGATGTTAATGAAATAACAACTAATTTATCAAATCTATTCAATCAAAAATATGATTTGAAAAGAACATTTAAATTAGGCAATACTGAATTTGGTTTTATAACTAACCTTGATGAAATTACATTAGGTGAATATACTGATTTAGATAAATACATAAGTGATTGGGATATGATGCATAATGCAATGGCAGTATTATACAGACCAATAACAAAGAAGTTAAAAGATAAATATCAAATAGAAGAATACAATGGTAGTTATACATATTGTGATGCAATGAAGTTTATGCCAGTTGATGTAGCATTAGGTGCTGTTGTTTTTTTTTACAATTTAGGCAACGAATTGTTGAAGTCTACGATACATTATTTGGAGAACAACAAGGAATTTCAGAGTATAGTAAACAATCACAATTTGGAAGTAAATGGGGTTGGTATTCATCATTCTATGCTCTTGCTCAAGGAGATGTTAGAAGATTTGAAGATGTTTCCAGAATTAGATTATCAGTTGCATTAACATTTTTAACATTTGAGAAAGAAAAGAACCAAATAGAAACAGAATTAATAAGAAGTAAATAATGAAAGGATTTTATCAAGTAACAACAGCAATTAAAGACCAACTATATAAAGATGTATTTGTTAATACAGTTTCTTCTGGTGATATATTTGAAATTGATTTAAACAAGCAAACTATATTTCCTTTGTCGCATATTATTGTAAACAATGCAACATACAATGGCAACGTTTGGTTATTTAATATATCAGTTTTATGTATGGATGTTGTTGACTTTAGTAAGACTGAACAAACAGACCAGTTTTTAACAAATGATAATGAACAAGATGTATTGCATACTCAACTAATGGTTATTAATAGACTATTAGAAGTATTAAGAAGGGGTGCATTAATGGATGAAGGATATGAATTAAGTGGTACACCTAATTGTGAACCATTTGTAGATAGGTTTGAAAACAAGATAGCTGGTTGGACAGTTACATTTGATGTTATGGTTGCTAATGAAATGACAAGTTGCGAAAATGAATGCTAACAATTTAACATCTACTAAAGAAGTTTTAGAAGCATATAAGAAATATGTTATTCAACAAGCAAGAAGTAATTTATCTAAAGGCAATAAGAACGTTTCTAAACAACTTTATAATCAAATCAAAGGTGAAATAGTATTTGAAAATAATTATTTCTTATTGGGTTTCTCTATGCCTGATTATGGTTTTTATCAAGATGAAGGTGTTAAAGGTGCAAATCCAAGTTTAGTAAAGAATGGAAAACAAAAAGCACCAAATAGCAGATTTAGTTTTAAAACTAAAAGACCACCTTCAAAAGTATTTGAATTATGGGCAAAGCAAAAGAACATAAGATTAAGAGATGAAAAAGGAAAATATAAAAAAGGTAATTATAAAACAATAGGATTTATATTAGCTAAAAGAGTATTTGCACAAGGTATAAAACCAAGTTTATTTTTTACTAAACCATTTGAAGCTGGTTATAAGAAATACATAGATACAGATTTAATAAAAGCATTTGGTGACGATATAGAAACATTAATAGATTACACAATAACAAATAAATAAAATGAAATTAATATCAGTTAGAAGTCCATACTTTATAATAGTAAATGAAGCAAGTCAAGTAGGTAGCAAAGTAGAATTATTTATTTGGCATAAAGGTGAAACTGAACCAGCAACTGCAACTTATACATTAAGTAAGAAAATAGCATCAGCAACACAAATAAAAAATACATATAACATATCTAATTATGCTAAAGAGTTTATTAATAATATTTCATCTGCTTATAATGGTTCTATAACTGAAGTAACAGATGATTGGGTTTATGTTAAAGTAAAAAGATATAAAGAAACATCTGCAAGTAATTATACTTTATTAAATACTGAAACTTATGTAGCTTGTAATGGTTATACAAATGGTTTTGGTGTATTTAATCAAATGATTAATGACACATTTATTCCAGCAACTTTATATCAACAAAATAAAACACATAAATTTTTTTATGGTGAAAGTCCTTCAATTTATTTTTTTATTGATTATACAAATGATGCTGATGAATATTTAGTAAGGTATTCTAATTTTGAAGCTATACCAAATACAGATGAAGAAACAATTTTAAATGCAGCAACTGAAACACAATATTTATTTTCAATCCCTATAAGTTTAGGTGGTGTAGATTATGTAGATGGTAATAAATTAGAAATAGTAAAGAATGATGTAGTTATAGCAACTTATATTTTTAAAACAGAATGTGAAATAAAATATTCACCTATAACAGTAGAATAT